GTGCTTCCTCCAAAAAGTGCTTCAAAATACGGTCTATCAAATACGGAGGTATTGGTGAATGCGGATTGCTGATTATCTCGTATACAGGGTTGATTGACGGCGTAAATAAATCTTTGAAATGCCTGTATCGCATATGCTTTTTCAGAATGAGAAGTCCTAATTCCCATATAATCGTTTTCAATATCTTTGTTCCAAAAATAAAACATATACGGAATAAGATTTGGAAGCCCACAAGCGCCTGAACTTCTATTACTTGCAAAACTGATATATTCTTTGACAAAATCAACAAATGTCACAAGATGTTTTGGTGGCTTGGGATTAAAATTATCAGCAAGGAAAAACAAACCCTTTTCAGCAACATCTTTGAGGTCATACGCAAAACAATAATGTTTAAATGTACTGGTATCTCCATCGTGCATATAAAGTTGACCTATCCACTCACGCCATAGCCAGTCATTGGCTGCCTTAAATCCATACTTTTTCTGATATTCATAATGTATTTTATTATAAGCAAGGAGCTTTCTATGAGGTTTGGGCATCTCGGTAAGGAGCGTCACTATATCCTTTCTCCTTACGTTGCTATTTCCATCAATACTTGAATCTGCAACCGTAGTTTCATCAATAAAATTATCAATAAAATCGGTATATGAGAGCTGTGCATCATCAAAGCCATTTAGTCTTGCAATATATGTACCGTATTCTCCTTGGAGTTTATTGTACTGAGTTGTAAAATTTTTATCTAATCTAATGTTTATTTCCATTTTATCACTCCCTGCTATTTATCCAATTATTAGCTTCCTTAAATTCCATTCTTACACCATCAACTTCAAGAATAGGAACATTTGTTATTCCCATTTCAATCATCTTATCAACATCATTAAATACCGAATATTCAATATTCTTAGCATTGAGCTTATTGATAAGTACCTTGCATTTAGGACAACCTGTAGAATATATAACTATCATTTAATCACCCTTTCAATCTCAGACCAGTCTTTACATCTACATATAGAATGTTCTTCATCGTTGTAATTTCTATTCCAAGGATAGTCAAGTACAATCTTACTGTATTTACCACCTATGAGATTATCATAACAATCATCAATGAGAACATCTATTTCGCCGAGTAACTGTTTGTTTTGAATGCAGATAAGTCTCTTACGTATGTTCAGAAACGGGAGTATCCTCTGTAACCAATTAGCCTTTTTGAGCATATTCGCAGGCTCGGTAGATGTTACAATATAGACCGTATGACCCAAATCGTTCCACTTTTTAAGAACATCTACACAGCCGTCAATTACAGAAATGCCTTTCCATACTCTTTTATCAGTGAAAAGCTTATAGAAATTATCTTTACACTCAGGCTTAACAAAGTTTTCGATGTAGTAATCAGTAATATCATCTGGTGTAAGATTGTCATTATAGTCTTCGTTATAGACTTTAAGAACGCTCTCGGTGAGATTGTTTAGGACATTATCACAGTCAACACCTATAATCACTTTATCACGTCCTTTATATTTATCACGTCCTTTATATTTATCACGTCCTTTATAAAGTCTATCGTGTTATTTTTAAGGTCATCAAGAGAACCTGTGTTCTGAACAATATAATCATACTCATAATTCTCTGCTACTGCCTTGTCTGCCGAATTATCGGCTGTAATTGTCTTATTGGATTTAACAAATACTGTCTTTGCATTAAGTGCCTGTTTCAGACGTTCAATCTTCTTAGGTTCTCTGCAATCAATGAACAGCCAATCTCCTTCCAGCCAGTTCTGATGAAAGTTATCAGCGATATTAAGACAATCCTTAAAAGGAATATCATTATACTCTTCAAGAGCATTATTTACATCACAAAGGAGTTTTCTAAGTTTATTTGACTTGTCCTTAATGTTAATGCCCTTACTTTCAAGCATATCACTTGTAAAGTCCACATAAGAGTAATGAACAACATCAATACCGTATTCATTTATGTATTTTACAAACGTATCTTTGCCAGATGTATGTACACCATTAAGAATAAATATTCTTTTACTCAATCATTATCATCTCCTCTAATCTTTTATGTTTACCACAACTCTTATTTTCAGGACAGAATGAAATCTTGTTAATTTCACATTTAGGAACGCAATAAGGCACAAGTTCAGGGCAAACCTCAATTACACATTGCTTCATTTCCTGTGCGAGTTCTCTTATTTCCCACTGCGCTCGTGTACAAAGTCTTTCATTAAAGAAGTGCATTAGATTTCTAAAATCAAAAGAACAGTCAATAACTGTACAACAAGCATTAGGTAATATCATTCTTGCATCTTCAGCAGGCACACCCATTGAAATCAGATCGTTATAAGATGTTTGAATACGTCCTATGATATTTTCATAAATGGTATCTGCTGATTTATTATTGGCAATAGTATTAGGGGTTACATATTTAAAGCCATCTTCAATACAATATCTTTGACTTCTTACTTCAAATTTTCCTGTCCTGTGACGTGTTATCTGTGCAAGTAAAGCTCTTGAAACACCCTCAATGTGGAAATGAAACTGAGCAAATTCCATTACTGACAGATGCCCTGAATTATAGCACTGTTTCACGATCTTGCCAGTAGATGAAGGATTACTGTCATAACAGTTACTTGCAGCAGACTCCATTGCAAGAATAGGTTCATTCGTGTATCTTACAAGTTCTACTTTCAATCCTCAACCCTCCACTTATCAAACTGACTAAGTATCTTGCTCATTACCTCGCTACTCTTATCTGACTTAATTTCTACCTCTACAGGTTCACTCAAATTAAGAGAAAGAATGCCCAAAAGGGATTTGCCATCTGTTATATACTTACCGTGCTGAACGCTTATATCAGTACCCTTAGGACAGCTACTTGCTACT